TGAAGAAATTAAGCAAAACTCATAAAGACCATATAAAATCTTATGGTCCAGGAAATGAGTTAAGATTGACAGGAGAATGTGAAACTTCCGACTATGATAAGTTTACATGGGGTATTGGCGATAGAAGCGTCAGTATCAGAATACCGTCTCATGTGGCTCACGCTGAGAAAGGTTATTTTGAGGACAGACGTCCTGCCGCGACGTGCGACCCTTACCTTGTAACTACTAAGATTCTCGAAACTATAAATTAATGTTAACCGTAACTGACGGAGGCACACACGACTGGGCAAATATGCCCCTTGATGAAATGGCATTGGGTAATGCCATGGACGCAGACTTTACGTTGCGAGCCCATTCCATTATGTCTACTGAAATGAAGAAGAAAGGAGTAAATCATGTTTACTCCAAACTTCTTAAAGAGATTCTCGTCGTAGCATCGGATATCGAACACCGAGGTATTTTGGTGGATGGCGATTGCGTATCACGTTTTGACGAACTCCTGGAACAAGAGATTGTTGATATGGAGACCAAGTTATCAGAGCTTTCAGTTATAGACGGAGTGAACCCACGGTCTAATGCGGACATGGGGTTGCTTCTCTTTACTAAAGAAGGTTTCGGGTTGAGGGCAGTTGAGTTTTCTAAGAAGACAAAAGCTCCTTCTATTTCTGAGGCTCACTTACAAAAGGTCGCAGTTACCGCAACAGGAGATGCAAAAGAATATATTGAGTTGTTGTTAAAATACAAGTTCCGTGTTAAGCAACACAAGACCTATGTAAAGGGTGTAGAAGCCGCTGTAAAGTACAACGAAGATGGTAGAGTATACTCAAGCTATAACTTCGGAAACGTTGTTACAGGTCGTCTGAGCTGCTCTACATATGCAGCCGGTCCTAAAAAGAAGAAAGGTATTTCGTTTCACACGTTACCTCGTCCTGATGAGAACGATGAGGTAAACTTGAGAAGTATGATGAA